AAAGTAAAAGATAAAACAAGAGAAGAATTTTATAAACAAGACGATTGATAGGAAGTACAACCGTTTGGGGTAGGACAAAAAGAAAGCCGTTTCTAACAAAACCTACATTACACAATATATGAAAATACAACGTCTAAAAAATTTAGGCAGTCACATAGCGACTATAAAGTTAGCTATGGTTACAACCTTTAAAACACATTATTGGACTTATGACGGTAGACGTATCGTTGAAGTGTAGGACAAAATACAACAAGCTCATTCACGTGGGCGGGTAATGACAGACCTGTCTTGATTTACTCGACTAAAACCTACATCAATTAAGTAATTTAGTGGTTTAGATTAAATCAGAAAAATTGTAAGTGAAAACTAAAAGGAGAAACAAAAATGAAAACAGAATCAAGTGTTGAAAAAAGAAGTTCCCAAACAAAAGGAACTCTCAAGAAAGAAATTGTAACCAAGGTTGGGAACACAGAAATTATTCAAACAACAAATCACATAATCCTTAAAGTGAAATAGACCCATCCGTTAGCATGGCACGATAGAGGTTTTAATCCTCTTGTTCTGACTAATTAAGTGTTATCGAGCCCACATAGTGATGAGGGTATATTAAGCACCTAAACCTACATGGTTCTGGGTGCTTTCTATTTAAATGATTACCAATTAAGTAATTTCGTTATTTTTATTTTAGTTATTTCTTAAAATATGAAGATTTTTTCTTGTGGTGGAATAGGTAAACACTACTTTGTTAAGGAAATCAGGTTGCTGAACACAGAATTGTGTTTGTAGTCACAAAAGGACTATCAATAGGGTGATAGATTTTCATGTAGGGTGCAAATCCCTGCCAAGAGAAACTTATTTGAGTTTACTGTCGTGCCCACATAGCGATTGAAATGATTACCAATGTAATATAAGCATTGTTATACAGAAAAAAAGGAGAACACATATGAAGTTTGAACAAGTAAGTCAAATAACAGTAACCAAAAAAGACGGGACTTTAATAGCTGTATTCTTCGAAGAAGATGAAGAAATAAAGGTAATTTGTAAAGACGGTTATTGTACCGATATTGGAGAGAAAAAGGTTATTAATGAATAGAGTTAATTAAAAGGCTTATATTGAAAGATAAAATTATAGAAAAACAAGGAGGTACATTATCATGGCAGGTGGTAGACCTAAGAAAATTATTGATTATGAAGCAGTAGAGAAGCTTGGCGCTATTATGGCAACCCAAGAGGAGATAGGTAGCTTCTTAGATATATCATCTAGAACCTTACAGAAAGATGACGAGTTTCTTCGTGTTCATAAAAAGGGCTTAGAAAAAGGTAAGATATCACTTAGAAGAATCCAATTTAGACTAGCAGAAACTAACACAGGCATGGCAATCTTCTTGGGCAAGAATTACCTTAATCAGTCTGATAAACAAGACATTGATTTAAACGGTGATTTGAAAATTAAAGTGGATTGGGAATAAGTGCTTAACATTGGCTTAAACAAGGTATACAAGCCTGCTAAGAGGTCTAAGGCACGATATAGGATAATATACGGTGGTTCGGGTTCAGGTAAGTCACATTACATAGCACAAGAGATTATCTTGAATATGCTGGATAATGGTGAGTATAAATATCTAGGTGTTAGAAAGACTGGCAGAAGCATAAAATATACTATGTATGATTTGCTGGTTAAATTAGTTAATGAGTATGGGTTGTCAACTTATTTTATTACCAATAAGACGGACTTGAGTTTGACGTGTAAAAATGGTGCTAAGTTTATATCATCAGGATTAGACGATACTGAGAAACTTAAATCAATTGTAGGGGTTAATCGGATATGGGTTGAAGAAGCGAATGAGATAAGTGAACAGGATTTTGAACAGTTGGATTTACGTATTCGTGGGAAGAACAATTTAGGGTATCAGATAACAATGTCGTTCAACCCTATAAGTGAATTACATTGGTTGAAGAAGATGTTTTTTGATGTAGGCATGGAAGATAGTTATGTTTTAAAAACAACGTATAAAGATAATGCCTATATTGATGACGCTTATATCAGAAAGCTAGAAGGTCTGATTGATCGTGATTATCAATACTACCGAATATACGCAATGGGTGAATGGGGTTCATTAGGCAACTTAGTATTTACAAATTGGGTCAAAGAAGAATTTGATAGTACAACCTTTGACAACTATTACAATGGTGTCGATTTTGGATTTAGTCAAGACCCTTTTGCTTTTATTAGAGTACACGTTGATGTGATGAGAAAAACCATATATATCACAGAAGAATTGTATCAAACAGAGTTGCATAATGATGAAGCCAGTGAAATATTAAAACAGTCAATAGGTAGAGAAATAGTCATGTGTGATAGTGCTGAGCCTAAGAGCATAGCAGACCTTAAAAGACATGATGTTAATGCTAAGGGTGCTAAAAAAGGAAAAGACAGTGTATCACATGGTATTAAGTTTATCCAAGGTTACAAAGTTATTATTCACCCAAGTTGTGTGAACGCTATAAAAGAGTTTAGCACATACAAGTGGAGAGAAGATAAAGATGGTAATATCCTACCGAAACCAGTGGATATGAATAATCATTTATTAGACGCATTAAGGTACGCATTAGAACCGTTATCAAATGAAAGAGGTGATTGGGGTTGGAAATAGAAAACAAAATTGAACAAAGATATGCAAGTGAGATTTATGAATACTTCAAATTTGGGTATGATTACTATCGCACAAGAAACACCGCAATTATGGATAGAGAAAAAAAGGTATATCTTGAGGGGCTTGGGGTGCAATCCAATCCATTCGGTGCTAATCACAAAATACCGAGTGGTCATCTTAAAAAGCTGGTCGACCAAAAGGTCAACTATTTAATTGGCAACGGTATCTACTGGTCAGATGAAAAGCAACGTGAACCTATTGATGAATACTTCGAAACATCATTTGATGAGTTTCTAAATGATATGGCAATCGAAACTTCTAAAAAAGCGGAGTCATGGGCTTATGCTTATAAGAAAAATGGCAAGTTAAAGTTTATTGCAGTACCACCAGAACAGCTAACACCTATTTATGATGAATTCAACGAGTTAGCTATAATGGTACGTGAATATGACAACGTGCGGTTGGTATATGACACTGACAAGGTTATTCGGTATGAGAAGGTTAAAGATAAGGGCTTAGTTAAAATCAGTGAGTATGGGCACTATACAATGAAGCAGATGTTTAATGGTCGTCAAGTAGGTGAACCAGAAGAAAACTCATTCGGAGTTGTACCGTTTATCCCACTGTTCAATAACAAAGAAAAGATATCCGACCTTTATCCGATTAAACCTAAGATTGATATTTATGATATTATCAACAGTGATTTTGCTAATAACATTGATGATATGCAAGAAGCGTTTTTTACACTAAAAGGATATAGTGGTGATACCAAAAACTTATCTAAGTTTATGACACAACTAAAGAAACTAAAGGTTGTGCCTATTGGCGATGACGGAGAGGTTGGAGTACATCAGTTAAAAGTACCAGTCGAAGCAAGAGAAACATTTTTAAATAGAGTACAAACGGACATTTACAAGGATTCAATGGGAGTTGATTTATCAAGCCTAAGCGGTAGCTCAATCACAAACACAGTTATCAAGGCTATGTTTGCAGATTTAGATCTAAAGTGTGATGGCTTTGAAAATGAAATAAGAAAGTTTATCACCCACATGATTGATTTTATCAACATGGTTGATGGTAAGACATTAAGCAATCTATTTACACTTGAACGTAGCATGATTATGAACCAATCTGAATTCATTGAAACTATATTGAAAACACTTGGAATCTACTCGGCAGAAACCATTAGGGAATTATTGCCTTATGAGGTTGACTTAGAAGAAGAAAAGAAACGTATTGAGGGTGAAAGTGGTGCAATCAGTTTAGATGAAACAGAACAAGATTTAGAGCTTAATCTTTAATAAGGAGGTTTTATGGAAAAACGTATTGATTTTAAAGCCGAAACCTTATTAACATCTAAAAGAGAAAAAGCGTATATCAAAGAATTAGAAAATGCTTATAAATTAGCACTAAAAGACATTAATAATAACTTAGCACAGTTTGAACGACTGTATGGAAAGTTAGATATGGAAACCATGCAACAAATGTCTAACATCAAATTAAAGAGTGGCAGGATAGTCAGTATGACAAGGTTGGAGAGATTAAACCGAGTGATACAAGCCGACTTGGCTATTGTCTTAGCGAATGGGCAACAAAAGACATCTTCTTATTTAACAGATGTATATTTTATCAATCGACTGGGTGGGATTAAAGCAGTCCAAAAATTGATAGACTTTAGTTTTGAAGTTATTAATCGTGAAACAGTGTACCAATCAGCAATCAACCCATTAGCTAAATTGTCAATTCAAAATTCAGAAGCAAGAGTGAAACAAAAAATAAAGATGAGTATCACACAAAGCATAGTGCAAGGGGAATCAATTAGGGATATGGGCAAAAGGGTACAGGTTGATTTAGAAACCAACGCCAATGACGCCACAAGGATTGT